TTTGTAGTCGATGATAGACAGACGGCCGTCGTAGTCTGCTATCAAGTCGCAAGATCCTGCTAGCTTGAGATGATCAGAGAAGAGAGTACATTCAGTAGCACGAATCATGTCTACCTTCTCATCCAGAACCTTCTTGATCTGATTGAATATCATGATATTATGAGGCATTGACATGTCAACGTCATGACCTAACACATAGTTCTCACACATCGTATGGACTTTAGTTCCACGAGTAGAAGCCCGGGCCGAAACCCGGGCCGCTTCATCCTCACCGACTCTTTTCTTCCAGGCTTCGAGAGCAGACTTATCAGTCATCTTACCGAGAACGGTAGTTACAGACGGATATCGTTTGCCTTCAGGTGTCTCATAGAGACGTATTGGTCCATCTATCCTTTGCAGTTCAGCAAACTCTAGTAATTCGTATTCGAATTCTTTACGGTTGGAGACCGAGTTTTTGTCGAGCAATTATATATTCCTTCACTAGCTTCGAGCGAACAATATCTTGTTCGAGGAAGTCAACATGTACAAAGTCATTTAACTTACCGATGACTTTCATAAAGTCCTTCAGTCCGTTACGTTCTTGTTCTTTCGTAAGATCTGACTGACGGAAGTCGCCACAAAACAATACTCTACAACCTTTACCAATACGAGTGATCACAGAATCCAGTTCATGGAACGTCATGTTATTGACCTCATCTACAATCACGTAACAATTATTCATGGTAATGCCACGAATAAACGACGTCGAGATGAACTCAATCGCATTCTTTTGCTTGAGGATCTCATACGCATCAGATCGATCAAATAGTTCCGTACAGATGGCATAATAAGGTGCCTCATAAACTTTCATCTTTTCTTTCTGATTACCAGGAAGAAAACCCATATCTCGTGTTGGTACTACCGATCTTACAATGTAAATCTTATTTTGTACACCTTTATTTGACATCAGTGCGTCAATAGTTTTCGAAAGAGCGAGAAAGGTTTTGCCAGTACCAGCCATACCGTGTAACATCAGATGTTTTCCATCATCAAAAGCATCAAATGCAATACGTTGATTCTCTGTGAGTGGATTAATATTTTTTAAATTAAAGTTTTGAGTTTTGAATGTCAATCCTTCTTGTGCATCGCCATTCTGTCTGGCAATTCTTTTTTCTCTTTTTGTTAAACGTGCCTGGTTGTTATATTCCACTGGCTATCCTTATTTTTTATTGCGGGCTTTATTAACTGCATCGCGAGTCTTAGTTGCTTTGATACCCTTGTCTCCGTGTTCTTGTCCGAGTGGAGAGTGGGGATTGGCATTGCCGATTCTATTGAGTAGATCATTAAAGCCTGAGTCATTTTTATGAGTAACTCCGGAGATTCCTGATACGAAGCGCGGCGCGCCAATAACCTCTTCAAGATCAGGATTCTCTTCAAGAAACTCGAGCTTTTGATTATAGGTGAGAAACTCGTCAAAAGTTTCTCCTGTTTCTTTTACTCTAAATTCATAGATAGGCATTAATAATCTTCATCTTCTATCAGATCTAAGAGGGTGCTTTTTGTTTTACAGCGAAGGGCAGATCGAAGCCGCTTCTCACTCAAGTGCTGACGATGATCGTGCGATGTATTTTTCGAATCGTCAAACTCTTCATTATATTTTCTAAAACGCTTAACCGTGTTGCTCATTTGGAATTAACCCTGGAAAAGCTTCGTTAATTGTTGCGGCATCAAGTCCTTCGACTTTTTTATCTTTGACGGCAATCAGAAGATCGGCATCTTTTGGATGAAGAGATTCGAGAAGCCCGATAAAAAGGTTTTCGCGATGAACTTGTTTGATATCTGGCCGATTACCGGCAAGATAAAGAGGGAGTGTACGCGCCTCACTATAGAGTCTTCCTTCGGTGTCGAGTACTTCACTCGGCTTATAAGGAGGAGCTCCTTCTGGTAGCCACCATCCTACGTTAGGATGAAATGCCAATTCAAGGATATACCGAAGTGTTTCATTATCATACTGACGAAGGAGAGAAACCTTTGTCGGTACATCCTTTGCTTCCTTGACCAAAGCAAGGATCTCTGCGATTGCTAATGTTCTTTGCATATTAAAACTCATTAATGCTTTCTAATAGGAGTTTAAGACGACGGTCGATAAAGTAGTTGAAGAGTTTGTCTCTTCCTTTACCAGCTTGCTGCTCGTATTGCACGAGCACTTCCTTCTTAATATCAGGAGGAATGAAGTTGAGATCAACTAGCTGCTGATTACGAAGATAACCACGCAGCATCTTCTCGTCACAGAATTCTTTCGGATCTGCATCGAGCCATTGATCTAATTTTTTCTGACTAATAGGTTTCTGTCTGGCACCGACAACGAACGTGTCATCAGCTGATAAGAAGTTAGGAACACCGTCGCCAGCATCTCCGCGAATGATATGTTCTTTCATGAACTTATCGACATCGTTTGTCTTGCGCCACTTCTTCTGCACAGGATCAAACTGCTGTACGTTCATAAAAGCTTGTAGCTGCACAAAGTCTTTGTCACCAGAAAGAATCAAGATCTTCTCGTTGGTATTGCCATAGGTTTGTGCAAGAGTGCCGATGATGTCATCAGCTTCGGCGCCATCGACACGAATGACTCGATAAGGAAAGTAATCCTTCAATTCATCGCGGACTTTATTCAGAGTATCGAATACGGAAGTCCAATTGATCTCGGACTTCTCGCGATTCTTACGACGATTAGCCTTGTAGTAAGGAAAGATTTGTCGGCGCCAATTATTACCAGCATCACACGCAATAATCATTTCGCCGAACTCATTCTTAAACTTGACGTTATAAGCTCTCACAGAATTGAGAACCATATGACGTAAAAGATCTTCTTCGATATCTGCATTCGTGTGGTTTCCAAGTTGTATCATTAGATTGGAAATCATAACCTGTGAAAGGTCCATAATAATCATTTCAATTTCTCACTCTTCATCTGGTAAATTATATGTGTATTCAATACTATTGTCTTCATTATATCTAAATTCAAATATGGTGTCAGACATATTATGAAATGGATGCTCAAGATTATACTGTCGATGTAACAGTGCTTTGATGCCTTCCATTACTAAGGCGACATCTTTTACATATTTATCGTCATTAATATCTACGCCATACGCTCCGAACATATTAATTATATCTGGAATCATATCATTCATGACTCCAGCCACATGTTCTTTACGAGTCTGAGTCACCTTGTCATGAATTTCGTCCAAGTTTTGAGGCGGAGCATCATCTCGCTTGAAACCTGGAAATACGATTACATTGTCCGTCATTTAATAACCCTTAGTAGAATAGTGTCTTGATTAATTCTGCCATTCGGCTTTGACTCCACTGTTTTAATCTCGTCCATCAACTTACGTAGGCTAACTTTACCAGCACCAAGCAATGCTTGAATAGAAGCTTCTGGTTTGCGTAAGCCTTTGCTCGTAGATGTTTCAACATCATAACCAATCAAGGTAGTGCCTTTCACTTGAATTCCAGCTGGACCGACAGAGTCATAGCGACTCAGTTTCTTGTACTTGGTATTGTAAGTCCATAGCTGTGTACATCCTACTAACTCCGTTGGATGGACAGAGACGATCTTGAGTGAAGGCTCTTCCTTCTGGTATTTAAGGTTCTTTACCAGATCAACTGCAGACTTCGCCTTCTTCTCGCGAGGCTTACGAACCTTTGTCACCTTCTTGTTATTGACATAACGTTCGATGTCAGAGAAGAAACTTTGCCAAAAGTTAATCCAAAACTTCAGACGCTTACCAAAGGCTTCTTGAACTTGCTCGTCATTCGACATGATCTCGTCATACTGAGGACGATAATAGTCTGATACGATGTTCAAGATCTGAGCATTGAGTTCGTTCGCTTGACAGAAGGTGTACATCGAGAATGTCTTGCCTTCCATGACAAGGTCGAGTTCTTCTTCAAGATTGGTAATGATCATCTGCGCCTTATCGCGAACGCGGGCTTGAATATCAACGACAACCTTGACGGCTACAGCCTCTTCGTCTTCTTCGACAATCTGACTTGCAAGCTTTAGCAAATCTTTTACACCATTATCGAAGTAGTCCATATTCTCTTTTGGAAGTTCATTACCATTCAAGAGAATACGAGCGATATTGCCAAGAGTTTTGGAAATCCTCCACTTTGGTAACTTGCGCAAGAGAGCAAGCTCATTCTTTGTATAGCTACGCTTGGCATAAGTGAAGAACCAATCACGTGACTGATCATCAGATGCCATGTAATTATACCAATTCAAGGCATTGGAAAATCCTGAGATTACGACAGGCTCGGATCCATAGGCTTTGTCATCAATCGACTTGATTGCCGACCGAGAGATTTGTTTTGGTTTCGCTTTCACCTTAATAACCATGCTTATCTCCTATAGTTTCTTCTTGCATTATTCAATCTACTACAGTTTCGATAATTTGTACATGTTTATTTTCATAGGTCGATTTTATAATTAAAAATTGGTCCAGCTTTAGGTGTATATTGTGTTGCATCTGGTTCCCAACCAGGAGTTCCAACGACTGGTATCCACTTTTTGTCGACATGTTCCTTCTTCACATAAGACCACTTACGAGGAGTTTCCATTGCCGTTTCCATACCATACTCGAGCAACTGATTGTGGATCGCATTATGTTCGTACATCTCTACGTCGTCGAAGACGAAGACAGCACCAGGATCTGACCGTTCAAGGAAGAACGCAATCTCGGTATCAAGCGCTTCGAGTGTATGAGGACCATCGAAGTGAACTACGCTATACTTATTGAGAATGCTTTTATTTTCTGCATAGATAGGAACGCCGTCTGCATAACGATTAAAGAACTCTGTGTCTTCGAGGTTGAACATGTAGAAATTCACGTTTTTCTGACGGCAGTACAGATACATATTGATCATGCAGATGTCGCGCATTTCATTGTTATAGTCGCAACGACCTTCCTTAAAGATCTCATCACGATAGTATTCGATGTTACCATAGGGATCGATACCAAAGACCGGTTTTGCAGGAGTTTGATCACTCTCAACAAGACCATCGATAATAAATTGTAGACCGCCGCCAAGACGAACGCCGACTTCAACTGCTGCTCCTTCAACGCCTTTTGATCGAATAGCTGCATCAGTCAGTACTTCGTAGTTGCCGCTGTCTGTGCCGAATTGAGCTTGTATTTGATGAATTGATACTGGTTGCTGTGACATTATATAGTTACCTTATTTCTATTTCGAATATATTTAGCGATCATATGCATAATAGCTTGATGGACGTCTTCTGCTGCTTCGTATTCTTGAATATCGACATGCAAAGAAATATCTGCGAGTTGAGCGCACTTATTATCTGGTGAAAATCCTGTCAGAGCAATAGTCTTTATTTTCAAAGACTTAGCAGTCTCAATTGCCTTGACAACGTTCGGAGAATTTCCACTCGAAGAGATGGTTACGAGTACATCGCCTTCTTGCCCGAGTGCATCGAGTTGAAACGAATAGACATCGTCATAGCTGATATCATTCGCGATGGCTGTCATGAGTGGAATATTTGCGGCCAGCGAGATGACTCGTGGTCGTAATCCGCCTTGCTTGCAACCCTTCGTATAGTCACATGCCCAATGTTGAGCAATTGAAGCAGAAGCACCGTTACCAATCGTATAGATGTTATTTCGATGATTCGAAATACTTGTCATCCAAATGAGTTCGGCGGCTTTCTTAAATTCTTCATGATCAATGCTCGCAAAGCCGATATTAATCAGGCCGAGGTGATCAAGTATAATATCAGTCTCTATAGACAACTTTTGCTCCTTCATGTGAGATGCCTACATCGAGGCATATTCTATCTGAGAATTCTTGGCGAT